AATATTATATGGATGGCCGCTTTTGCCCCTGGTGTCCTCAAGAGGCTTTTAGAGACTTGTAGTATAAATGGGACACCAGGACACCAGCAAATAGCAGAGAAGTTGAGAGCCATCTCTGGTGTCCTCAAACATATTTACAAATATGCCACGAAATCCTAACCAATTTAGACTTGCTGCCAAAAACATCTTCCTCACATATCCCCAGTGCGATATACCAAAGGATGAAGCTCTTCAAATGCTTCAAGCCCTTCCATGGTCAGTCGTCAAACCCACATATGTCCGAGTCGCAAGAGAGGAACACTCAGACGGACATCCCCACCTTCATTGTCTCATCCAGTTATCCGGAAAGTCTAACATCAAGGATGCTAGATTTTTCGACCTTACTCACCCCAGAAGGTCTGCCAATTTTCACCCAAATGTCCAGGCAGCCAAAGACACCAACGCCGTCAAGAATTACATCACCAAAGAGGGTGATTATTGTGAATCCGGCCAATATCAAGTGTCTGGGGGTACAAAGTCAAATAAAGATGACGTCTATCACAACGCCGTCAATGCAAGAGGAGCTTCAGAAGCTCTTGCTATTATAAAAGCCGGAGACCCTAAGACATTCATTGTTAGCTATCATAATGTCAAGGCTAATATCGAACGTTTGTTTCAGAAGGCTCCAGAACCATGGTCTCCTCCGTTTCCCCTCTCCTCGTTCAATAACGTTCCTGACGATATGCAAGAATGGGCGGACGAATATTTCGGGAGAGGTTCCGCTGCGCGGCCTGAGCGACCTATTAGTATCATCGTCGAGGGCGATAGTCGTACAGGGAAGACGATGTGGGCCCGTGCTTTAGGTTCACACAATTACTTGAGCGGACACCTAGATTTCAATTCTAGGGTTTACTCGAACGAGGCGGAGTATAACGTCATTGATGACGTCGCCCCGCACTATCTAAAGCTAAAGCACTGGAAAGAATTAATTGGGGCCCAGAGGGACTGGCAAAGCAATTGCAAGTACGGTAAGCCAGTTCAAATTAAAGGAGGTATACCAGCAATCGTGCTTTGCAATTCTGGAGAGGGGGCCAGTTATAAAGATTTCCTCGACAAAGAGGAAAACTCATCATTAAGAACCTGGACACTCCGCAATGCGAGATTCATCTTCCTCACATCTCCCCTCTATCAAGGTAGCACACAGGGCAGCCAAGCGCAGGGCTATTCGACGTAGGCGCATTGACCTACACTGTGGGTGCTCAGTATATGTCCACATAAACTGCCGCAACAATGGATTCACGCACAGGGGAACTCATCACTGCGCCTCAAGCAGAGAGTGGCGTGTATATCTGGGAGATAACAAATCCCCTGTATTTCAAGATAACCAGAGTGGAGGATCCACTCTACACCAACAACAGGATCTACCACGTCCAGATACGGTTCAACCACAACCTGAGGAGAGCGTTGGATCTCCACAAGGCATTTCTCAACTTCCAAGTCTGGACGACTTCAGTGACAGCTTCTGGGCCGATATATTTAAATAGGTTTACACATTTTGTTTTGTTGTATCTAGATCAGTTAGGCGTTATTTCAATTAACAATGTAATTAGAGCTGTTCGTTTCGCAACAGACAGATCATATGTAAATGCTGTACTCGAACGTCATTCAATAAAATTCAAAATTTATTAATTTGATATCGAATCGTAAAAATAGATCCGAATCTTAAGGGTTGCATATACAGGATTAGAGGCATGAGTACATGCCATATACAATAACAAGGCATTCTCCGTGTGGTTCTCGTACTTCGCGGCTTCCTGGTGGTTATAGGTCACATGGTTGTTGACCCTCCAGAAACGCTTAACCATCGCCTGCTCCTTGGCAGCATATTGCCCACCGGTGACCGTGGTGTGGAACTTGTGCATCACTTGGAAACGATCGCGGAGATCGTTCTTCACGGTGGCGGTACTAGGCTCATTATCGAACAGATTAAACACCTGTCCGAAATCCATAGGCGTGCCATAGGGTCTACGGTCTCTAACCAACCAGAACATGACGTTGTTCGTGTGGTTCCTCAGCTTTATGTTATCGTCCATCCAGACCTTACCTAATATATAGACAGACTTCACACAAAAACGCTTACCGACACGGTGAGTGATGCCGCTACCGCGCGTCACGTCGGAGATACACAGAACCTTCCCGGTATGGGCGATGTCATGGCGCTGCTCATAAGACTGCACCTTACAAGGCCCCTCACAACCTTTAGGAACGTCAGGTGACCTATAGGCCCGATAAATACTGGGCTTCCTGTACATGGGCCTATTAACCCAAGCAGAGGCCTTAGGCCCAATACCTCCACGAGGCGAGAAATTGAGAGAGCGCCTAACCTTAGACGTACCCGCAATCGAACGCCATGAGCCATCCCGCTTCGGCATTTTGAATTACAAATCAAATATAGACATAAAGTATACACTCCACCCAATCATGCACAGTCTCGCAACAAGACTGACTTCATTGTTACATGTGGGCTCAACTTATACAAATTTACAAACTTACCCCCCAAGTCTTTCAAAATAACTTAGCTTTGAGTGTGCATTCTCAGGGCCCACACGTAATTGCGCCGAAATCACGCTTGACCGCGTGGGTCCATCAAAAGACGCTCCTCATTCAAAATAAAGCAGGACACCAAAAATCGGGCGGCCATCCAGT